CGTAGGGTCAACAGGCATCTATCTAGATACTGGCCTTGGGAAAACAGCTATTGAACTTGCCTTCGGTGACGCTGTATTGCGCCATGGTGGCGCTCGGAGAGTGCTGATGTTGACCCCGCTTGCCGTGGCGCAACAAGCAAAGCAAGAGGCAGATAAGCTAGACGTTGATAACGTCCGTGTTATTCGCAACCATTCCGACGCGGCGGATGGGATCAATATCTGCAACTATGACCGCATCCTATCTGGCGCAGTCGATCCTGCAGGGTTTGATGCAGTTGTGCTAGACGAGGCATCAATCCTAAAGAGCTTCACGGGCAAGACTACTCGCGCGCTCATCGACGGCTTCGCTGGGCTGCGCTGGAAAATGGCAGCTACGGCTACACCGGCACCCAACGATCATATGGAACTAGGCCAACAAGCTGAATTCCTTGGCATCATGCCGTCGAACCAGATGCTTATGCGGTGGTTTACAGCCGATCAAACGGAAATGGGCCGATACCGGCTCAAACGCCACGGAGAATCCGATTTCTGGGACTGGATGGCCGCATGGTCGCGCATGGCGCAGTCTCCGGAGGATCTCGGGTTTGACGGTTCGCGTTTCGTGCTGCCAGGGCTGCGCGTGCATCGTCATAGTGTTGAGGCCGACGTGAAGGCGCTCGACGGCACCCTGTTCGCGTATGACACAAGCGCCACCGGGATTCACTGGCTCAAGCGGCAAACAACAGAGGCGCGTGCAGAAATAGTCGCGCACCTCGTCAACACAGAACCCTGCGAATCATGGGTAATCTGGTGCGACACAGATTACGAGGCCGACGCGCTGCGCGCTCTGATCCCGGACGCCGGAGAAGTGCGCGGTTCTCACTCAATCGAGCGTAAGGAGGAAACTCTAGCGGCCTTCGCAAGCGAGAAACTGCGCACTCTCATTACGAAACCGTCTATTTGTGGTTTCGGTCTTAACTGGCAGCATGCCGCGCGTATGGCGTTCGTGGGGCGGTCGTTCAGCTATGAATCATGGTATCAGGCTGTCCGCCGCTGCTGGCGCTTTGGTCAAGCGAGGCCTGTAGACGTGCATATCGCAGTGGCAGACGGCGAAGACCAGATCGGAAGAGTGATCGAGCGCAAGAGTGACGATCATATCCGCATGAAGGCTGCTATGCGCGCGGCCATGCTCCGCAGTCGTGGCCTTTCGGCCGCGACATTACGTATGTACGAGGACAACCACATCGGGAGATTGCCGCAATGGCTGAAATCCGCTGTTTAAACGACGCCCACGGGGAAGGCTGGGCCATGTATCACGGAGACTGTGTGTCTGTCGTCGGGCAACTTCCGCCGAACAGCATTGATATGGCAGTCTACTCGCCTCCATTTTCTGGCCTGTATATCTATAACGATAGCGTGGCCGATATGGGGAACTGCGCAGACGATGGCGAGTTTATCGAACAGTACAAGTTTCTGTGCCGCGAACTTTATAGGGCCATGAAACCTGGTCGAATCGTTGCTGTGCACTGCAAGGATCTCGTTTATTATCGCAACCAGCGCGGAACGGCTGGGCTGCGCGACTTCCCGGGCATGTTGATTCAGGCTCACCAAGAGTCAGGGTTTGATTTCCATAGTCGGGTGACGATCTGGCGATGCCCGGTGCGCGAGATGACGAAGACGAAGGCGCACGGTCTACTTTACAAGCAACTTCGGTCAGATTCGACATATAGCCGGCAGGGGCTGCCCGAGTATTTCGTAGTCTTCCGCAAGTGGGCAGCCGAAGGCGAAGATGTCGATCCGGTAACCCATACTCATGAGTCCTTCCCTCTGGAACAGTGGCAGGAATGGGCTTCTCCAGTATGGATGGATACACGCGAGACCGACGTTCTTAGCGCTAAGCGAGACGAAAAGGATGAAAAGCATATCTGCCCGATGCCTCTCGACCTGACGACGCGCGCCATCAAGTTATGGAGCAACGAGGGAGATATTGTGTTGTCTCCATTCGCCGGCATCGGCAGCGAAGGATACGCCGCACTTAGGGCCGGGCGTAGATTCGTAGGCGTAGAACTGAAGGCCGAATACTGGCGCCAGGCGTGCGAACATATCGGCGCGCTGTCGCAACAGTCGACGTTGTTTTGCGCGTAGTCAATAACCAGGATAGCCGTGTCCTCTGACTACTTCGGCCGCATCGACGCGACGGCGGCGGCGCTTAGGTCGGCCAGGCCGATCCTCGTGCACGACGACGACCGGCCGGAGATTACGCCGCCCGACTGGATGGACGACATACCGCCGCCGGAGATAGTCACATCACGGGCCGCGAAACTAGCGCCGTCCATCGTGATGACGATGGACGATCTAGGCAAGGCTGCAGCGGCTGCGAGCTGGGCGGTCAAGCATGTGATACCCGAGCGCGGGCTTGGGTTCATTTTCGGCGCCAGCGGGGCATTCAAGTCCTTCGTGGCCCTCGACTACGCTTTGCACCGCGCCTACGGGCAGCGCTGGCTTGGGCGCAAGACTAAACAGGCGATCCCGGTCTATCTGGCTGCAGAGGGCGGGGCTGCAGGCATCCACAAGCGCATCCGGGCCTGGCATGCTGACAGAGGCATGGTGTGGGAGGAGTGCCCCATGCGGGTAATCACTACCCCGCTGACACTACGCACGCAGTCGTCGGCTCTGCGCGAGGTGATCGAGCGGGTTGGCGTAGAACCTGGCGATGTGATCGTGGACACGATGTCTCAGACCTTTTCGGGCAACGAGAACAGCAACGATGAGGTAGCCGACTACCTTCGGGCCATCGGTACAGACCTGCGCGACGGGCTCGGGTGCACGGTGTCTGTGATCCATCACACCGGGCACGTAGCTACGGAAAGGCCTCGCGGTGCCTCGGCGATCATTGCGAACTGCGATTTCGCCATAGGCGTGCACAGGGATGAAAAGGAAATGCTCGCTACGGTCGAGTTCGCAAAGGTGAAGGACGAGGAGAGGCCCGGCCCGGTCACTTTCGACCTACGCCGCGTGGAGATGGGCCACGACGAGGACGGCGACCCGATCACATCGCTGTCGGCCAGCATGGTGAGCGCGGATGGTGTGTCCGAAGTCATGAAGCGCGAGGCCCTGCACGGGCGCGGCGGGCGCAACCGGCTATTCCTTCGGCTTGCGCAGTCGGGGATGGCCGAGAAGGAGCTGCGGAAGGTGTTCGGGGATGAGTTGGAAGTCTCCGATCCCGAGGTGCGGCGCAAGGCCTATTACCGGTGTCGGGAGTGGGCAGTCGCGGCTGGGTTTGTGGAGATTGCGCAAGGGCATGTGATTGTTTTGAGGGAGTTTTCGTAATGATAAGAAAACTGGTTGTCCTGTTTTTCGGCGGTTGTTTCGAGGTGTTCCATGTGTCTACAAACGACACATGGATGGTATGGCGACGAAAGCGCGATGGATGGTGGCCCGCAAAGGTTGATGCGTGGTTGAACCCCGAGTCTCGCCCCGGGGTTTTCAAGTAAGTAGAAACCCCGAGACAACAGGCTTAAGTCTAAGGTTGGAAATGTCCCATCGGAAGCCGAAAATGTCCCAAAAAAGGCGCGGAAAATGTCCGGGACATCCTCGCGCGCGCGTTAAGGAAAATGGGACATTTGTCCCGTCCCATTCGGGGACGGGACAATTGTCCCATTTGTCCCATTCTCCGAAGTGGGACGAGTGGCTAGCCGGAGCCTCAGAGGAGGAGGTCCGGCGCTTCAAGGAGCTGACGAAATGAGGATGAAGAAGGAGCGGGCCGAACAAGAGATTGAGGCGGTCCTAATGGAAAACCCTAGCGGGCTCCGTCCCATGGAAGTGGCCGACGCTATCGGCTGGAACAGCGTGAGCTGGTGCAACCGGTGCCTCGCGCGCCTGGCTGCTGCCGGCCGGGCTGTGTCGGTTCCGGACCCGGCGCAGCATGCTGCGAATCGCGTCCGGTGGACTGCGCCGCAGCATCGGACGGTGTGCCAGGCCTCGATCCTGCGTGACCGGGCAATGGATGCCCGGCGGGAGAAGCGTGAGCGCGCCTTTGGGGTTTTCCCTATCAAAGATGACCCTGTGCCTAATGCTGTGCCGTCGCGCTTTGCGGTCTGGGCCGTGAGTACGCCACCGGAGCGCATCTTCGCCGGCCGCATCGGGCAGTACGAGCCGACCGGCAGCGTGATCGAGCGGGTCTATCGATGAGCATGATGCAGCGCAGCAAGGGTAAGCGTGGAGAGAGTGAGTTGGCAGGCCTCATCCGCGACCTTACGGGCTGGGACGCGCAGCGCAGGGTGCGCCAGCATGACGGCGACTCCGATGTCGTCGGGGTGCCTGGCTGGTCTATCGAGGTCAAGCGGCACAAGTCAGCGGGAAGGGGTCAAATCGCGGCGTGGTGGCGTCAAACGGAGGAGCAGGCTAGGGTGGTAGCCACAAGCCAGGAAAACGGCTCTGAGGGCCGTCTAGGCGCCTCGGCGGGCATTCCGGTGCTTTTCTATCGCGTCGACCGCGCGGAGTGGCGGGCGGTATGGCCGCTGGCGGTCACGCTCACGGCTCAGGATGCCGTGATGTGGCGGGATTACGAGTGGACGGTGGAGGGGACGGTCGCGGCCTGGGCGGCGGTTGCGCGGGAGGTAGTGCGGTGAGCGAGCGAAAACTTACGGAAACTGCTGCCGTGCGGCTCACTCCGGACCAACGCGACACGCTGCGACGCGTAGGCGTGCAGCGGCTGCGTGACTGGCTTGACGGTGGGGCCGGGATCGTGCACCTGGGCACTGGAGACCTGATGGCTGTCTCGGCCGTGCGGTATTGCATGGGCCGGCGGACCTACGTCACGGCGGACTGCGCGGACTGGCTTATCGAGATATGGCCAGGGCTCAAGGAAACCGCGCGGGCGGTGATCCGGCGGGATCTGGAGCAGGCCTTTGTCGACGACGACGAGGCGCGGGCTCGTGGGGATGGATACAAGCCGCTTGGCGATAGCTGTGACCGGGCCGAGTGGGAGCGGGTCAGGAGGCTGTGGGCGTGAGGCGGAATTATTTCGGGCAAGATAATGCCGGATAAATCAATAGCCC